TACACTGCGTAGCATTGCAGAGATTGGTGGCTTTAAGGATGCTGACCAGTTCTTTAATAACTCCGAGCAGATACAGATGGCAGAGCAGCAGCAAGCACAGCAGCCGCCTCAGCAAGACCCGAACCTAATGTTTATGCAACAGAAGGCTCAGGCAGAGATTGAGTTGGCTCGTGAAAAAGCGCAAGCAGACATCCAGCTTGCTCGTGAAAAGGCTGAGGCTGACATTCAGCTACAGCGTGAAAAGCTAACCATTGAAACAGAACTACGACGTCAAGAGCTACAGGCGGAGGCCGAGCTACGCATGGCAAAGGCTGTTACTGACTCGCAGATTTCAACGAACCTACCAAGGGTGTAATCATGGCCAAGCGCAAAAAACTACAAGATAACAACCCACCACGCCGTGTAGAAATCCGTGGTCAAGACCACCTACTAGCCTATATCACCCCAGAAGAAGCTCAGTTGCTTATGGACAATGGCGGCTCCGGTAAGCCTGGGCCAATGGGTATCCCTGCGTTTTATGACGAGGGCGATGATTATAGTGGCCCTAACGCAACGGATGCTGATACTGGCGCAAATCTTGGCACAACGCCCGGTGATAAGAGTGGTGTTAATTTTGGTGGCAACGATGTTGCAAATGCAATTGCAGAAGCAAATAGGGTTGTTTCCGCGCAACTAGCGCTTGCCGATAGTATAGCAAAGTACGGACCAACAGCGCCATCAAGCATGACGCCGCAAGAAATGGCTTTTCAGCAAACGCCAACAGCACAAAGAATTGCTCAAAGCTACATTAATAACGCCAGTGTTTTTGGGCCGGAAGTTTTTTCTGGTAATCGTATTGGTGGGTCTATTCCTGCTGCAATAAAAAGCCGCGATTTTTCTGCGCTTATGGGCGTTCCTAGTTATTCTAATTATTTTGATGACCCCGCTGTAAACCAAGCTTTTTCTGGTCTTCTGGAAAATACATTTGAAAATAGAATGGAAAGAGCAAAATCTATTCCTGGAAAACTTGGCGCTATAGGACAGTTTAGTATTGGTCGAATGCAAAAAGCTCTTGAAGAAGGTGGCCGTCCTGTATTTGACGCACAGGGTCAACTTAAAGGTGTGTTTAGCAAAGGCCCATTTGGCTTTGGTGAAGTCTATACTGGGATGCCTGTAGAGGGCGTTGAAGGCACAGGCTATAATGATTTTGACTTTAGCGGAATGGATGAAGAAATAAATTTGACAGATTCAATATTAAATGAACCTGTTTCAGAAGAAATTGACGAAGAAATTTTATTTAAACCTTTTGAACCTGGTGCATATGCTCGTATGGGACTGCTTGACCAGACACCACAAGGCTTGCTACAGGTTTCTGGACAGCCATATGACTTTGATGCTGCTAACAGAGCATTCAGAATGGCAACAGCAACGCGGCCTGAGTATTACTTAGACCCATACAGCCAAGAAGGTAAAACAAAAATAGCATGAACGAAGGAAAAGCGAGGGAAAAGGTAGCCAAGGCTGAGAAAGCCGAAGCGCTACTTAGGAACGAAATACTCATAGAGAGTTTTGAGTATTTGGAGACACAGTTTACAGCGGCGTGGAAGCAAAGCGCCCTGAGTGACAAAGAGGCTCGTGAGAACCTCTATATGCTTTGTCAAAACCTCGCGGCACTGAAAGGATACATAGAATCAGTTGTTGAGGATGGTAAATTGGCAAATGCGGCTTTGAAAGAGTTGCAAAATCGTCAACAATTTGAGAAAAGGAAATAATCATGTCCGACAATCCGCAAGGAACCGGAGCTATCTCAGTAAGCGATGCAGTAAACAGCCTTCTAATGACCCCCGAAACGGACAAGGTTGAGGAAGAGCGACAGGAGACAGAAGTCTCCGAATCAGTGGAGGCAGAAGACGAAATCACTGAAGAGGATAACCAGTCAGAGACTGAATCCTACGATGATGATGAGGATGATGCTGATGATACTGAAGAGTCTGATGAAGACGATGACTACGAGGATGACGAAGAGCAACCTGTAGAAAGTACATACCGTGTTAAAGTTGACGGTGAAGAAATCGAGGTCACGCTTGACGAAGCCCTACAAGGTTATCAGAGGCAACAGGCTTACACAAAGCGCAGTCAAGAACTTGCAGAAATGCGTAAGGCAGCAGAAAGAGAAGCCGCCGAAGCTAAAGCAGCAAGGGATTACTACGCGCAGCAACTTGAGGTTGCGGCACAGCAGATTCAGCAGACTATCCCAGAAGGGGAACCTGATTGGGTCTCATTAGCAAGAGAGGTTACAGCGGAAGAGTACAATGCGATTAAAGCGGAGTACGATAGCCGTAAAGCAAACCTTTCAAAATTGGAGCAAGAGCGACAGTATATCGCTCAACAGCAGGCTGCTGAGAATGAGAAGGCTCTAAAGGAGCATTTATCATCTCAACGCAAAGAAATGCTGGAACGTATCCCGCAGTGGCGGGACGATGAACGTAGAGACAGTGAGCGCGTAAAGGTAATTCAGTACGCTCGAAATGTCGGGTTCAGCGAAGAAGAGGTAGCAGCGGCATCAGACGCTAGGGCTATTGAACTTCTTTACAAAGCGATGCAGTGGGACAATCTTCAGAAGAAGAAACCCGATGCTAAAAAACGCGCAAAGCAAGCTCCTAAAATGGCTAAAGCTGGAACGCCTAAGACCAAAAGCCAAGTTGCAAGTCGTTCGCGGCAGGAAGCAATGAATCGTCTCAATAAAGAGCGTTCAGTTGATGCTGCCGTACAATACTTGATGGGCAACAAAACTTAGAAGGAGTTTTCAAATGGCCACATTCACAACCACACTCGCAGTAGGCGAGAAGGAACAACTCGCAGACGTCATCTACCGGATTGACCCAGATGAAACACCAATCTTTTCCGCACTCAAGAAAGAGACCTCAAACGGCATCTTTACTGAGTGGCAGGTTCAAGAATTGGCAGCCGCATCTGGCACCAACTACGTCAATGAAGGTGCAGACGCCAGCATTGGTACACCTACAGCAACTAGCCGTCTGGGCAACTACCACCAGATTTCAGTTGCAGCAGTAGCTGTTTCAAAGACCCTTGATGCAGTCGAAAAAGCAGGCCGCGACAAGGAACTGGCATACCAGAAGGTACTGAAATCATTGGAACTTCGCCGTGACATCGAAAAATCAATCGGTGACACAGACGTTGCTCGTTCTGGTTCAGACCCTCGTAAATCAGCATCACTGTCATGCTGGATTACAAATGGTTCAGTAGGTGCATCAGGTGCATTTGCAACTGGTGACGGAACTGACGCCGTTACTGGTGGTACAGACCGCGCTCTCACATTGCAGCTTATCGAAGACGGTATGCAGGCAGCGTGGGAAGACGGTGGCAATCCAAAGATGCTCATTGCGTCTGCCACAAACCGTGCAAACTTCTCAAACCTGACAGCTTCATCAAACTTGGTAAACAACCAGGTGAACATGACTCAGGCAAAAGAAGTCACCTACGTTGGTTCAACATCAGTCTTCCTGACTGACTTTGGCACACTTGAGGTCGCTCCATCACGCTTCCTTGGCAATGACCGTGTGTTCATGATTGACCCAGACTTTGCATCACTTTGCACCATCAATGGTCGCAACTTTGCAGAGAACGAAATCGCACCAACAGGCGATGCCGAGAAGTTCCAGATTGTCACTGAGTGGGCGCTTAAAGTACAAGCTCCAAAAGCTCATGCGATGATTCTTGACCTTAACGGTTCCTAAGTAAATGAAGGGGGCGGGAAACCGCCCTCTTCTTCTTTAAGGGGATAGCATGAAAAAAATACTTAACTCAGACGCCGCAACAGGCAAGCAGACTATTCTGCGCCAGGAATCAGACGGCTCTACGTTTATTGACAAAACACAGAATTTTGACCAACTGCTTAAAATTAATAAGCAGATGAGTGATGATTGGCGCAAAGGCGACCTTATTGGGACACAGAAGCATGTTCAGCATGTGGCAGAAATACCTAATGTAGTGTATCATCACCTATTGAAGACGTTAGGAAAGCCTAGCGAAAACCCAAAGGCTTGGAAGGCATGGCTTAACAGCAGTGATAACCAAGCGTTTAGAACAGGTGGCGGTAACATTTAATGGCTATTTCTTCTTACGCACAACTGCAAACGGCTATTGAAAATTTTCTTGCTAGAAGTGATTTGTCTTCAGTTATTCCTGATTTTATTCAGCTTGCTGAAGCACGGATTAACCGAGAGTTAGAAACTCGTGAGCAGGAAAAGCGCTCTACAGCAACTCTTGTTGCTGGAGATGAGTACATATCTTTGCCTACAGATTTGCGTGAAGTGCGTGAAGTAAAATTAAATACAAGCCCGATTACAGTTCTTAACTATGCAAGCCCATCATCACTAGACACAACGTACTCTAGTAACGGTCTTGGCAAGCCTTTAGGATACAGCATTGTCGGGAAAGAAATGAAGCTGCGTCCTGTCCCAGACAGCGCGTATACAGTCGAAATTGCATATGTAGGTTCTGTAAGTCCAATTTCACCTACAAGCACACCAACATTGTTTCTGCGCTCTCCTGATTTGTATTTGTACGGCGCTTTGACTGAGGCATATGCTTACTTGTTAGATGAGCAAAGAGCAGCGCAATATGATGAAAAGTTTACTCGTGGTATAAACGAAGTGCGTATTGACGAGGAGCGTTCACATTACGGCACTGGCTCACTACAAACTAAATCTGTTTACATGAGGCAGAATGCAACAGCGGAGAAATAAAAAATGAGTGCAATGTCCGACTACCTCGAAAATGAAATTCTCGACCATATTCTAGGAACTGGCGCATACACAATGCCGTCAACGGTCTACATTGGCTTGTCTACTGGTTCATTTGGCGATGACAACAGTGGCACTGAACTAAGCGGAAACGGTTACGCAAGGCAGTTAGTTGCGTTTGATGCGGCGGTGTCTGGCACTGCTGACAATACTGGAGCAATTGAGTTTTCTGCTGCTACGGCAAGCTGGGGTACTGTCTCACATTTTGGTTTGTTTGACGCCAGCACTGGTGGCAATTTATTAATTCACGGCGTTTTTGCGGTTTCCAAATTAATTGATAGTGGTGACATATTAAAAATAGCTGCTGGAAAACTAGACATTACGGCGGCTTAGAGTAGCCAATGGCAACTAATAACCCAACCCTTGAACAGCTAACAGGTAGCTTAGATAGCCTTCCTGACAGTCTGGATAATTTAGATGCTTTGCCTTGGTGTAACCCAACGCTTGAGCAATTAGACGGCTGGGGTAGTTTAGAGTACATAGCCAGCTTTGGTTATACTTTAGAGCAGTTAGACAATTCGGACAGATTGTGTGTTGTTGTTGCAAGTGGCAGCGCATCAATTGAATTGTCAACTACCGCTGAAATACAGCTCCCTAAATTTGTAGAGGCTGCTGAATCTATATCTCTTGCTGTTGATGCTGAAGCAAATGCTATATTTGCTGCTGATGCAAGTCCAGTATTGTCAATTACAGTAGCATCTGACGGCCACGTTTTGGGCGAGGACTGGGGTGATATAGCTGATGGCGCAGAGATTTGGACTGATGTTATTGTTGGCTCAGAGATTTGGGCGCATGTTCCTGTTGGCAATGAGGTTTGGGCAAGACAATGATAGAACTAGGGCAATGGACACCAGACCAAGCTGACATAATGAACGCAGGCGTGACTGTGGCCACAAACGTGTTGCCAGCGGCTAAGGGTTATCACTCTATGAGTGGTTTTGTGCCTTACTCAAACGCAGCTACAGGGACGATTAAAGGCATTTTTGCGGCTAAAGATACTGCGTCAAACACAAAGTTATTCGCTGGTGATGCCACAAAGCTTTACTTGCACAATGCGACAACAAACAACTTAGACGATATTAGTAAGGTTGGCGGATACACACTAACAAACAGCGAGAAGTGGCGCTTTATTCAGTTTGGAGAT